ACGAAAAGGTCAAGGCTTACGAACAGAAGCGCGAGACCGAGACCAGGGTCAAGGAATATACCTCTACCCTAGACGCCATCCTTGGCAAGCATGCCACGATTGAAAAGGAGTACGCCAAGACCGACCCAGACTATCTGACCAAGATTTCCGAGGAGGTTAAGGCTGTTGCTCTCAAGCCTTCATTCGCTCTTGATCTGCACGAGGTTCCGAACGCAGACAACGAAATTGCGGATGAGTTGCTCAGTGCAGAGAAGATGGCACCAGTTCTGAAGTTACATTTCTCTGAACATCCCGAGGATTTTCAACGCATTCGTGCGTTGTCTTCCTGGCAGGAAGTTCAAGTAGAGATGCGTTTGTTAGCGCGTACCCTCAATGGGGTTGCTGCCATGGGTTCAACTCCAAAGGGGAGTAGTAAGGCGAAGCCACCTGTTCAACCCGTGACAGGTTCGCCGGTTGCCTCTGAGCCCGATATCTTCGGTGATATCGACTTCGATACCTTTGCACAGCGAAGGTTGAAGAAAAAGGCTTAGAGCTAACTAGAAGGTTCCTCGATGGCCAATACACTGGTCACGCCCACCTGGGTTACCAATGAGACCGCGCTGCGGTTCATGAACTCAGTCAAGGGCGTGGCTAACTTCAACCGTACCTACGACGACAGTTTCCGTCAGTCCGGCGCAAAGGTTGGCGCAACCATTCAGGTTCGTCTGCCTCAGCGTGCCCAGGTTCGCAGGGGTCAGGCATGGGCTCCTGCGGCGCTTCTGGATCAGACCGTCCCGGTTACTCTGTCCTATCAGAGTGGTTGGGACTTCGAGTGGTCTTCGGCTCAGGGGACCACTGACGTGGATCGGGTCCGAGAGCGTTATGTGAATCCCGCATCCGATGCCATTGCATCGGATGCGGACGCACAGGGCATGCAGGACGTTTACACCGCAGTCTGGAACGCGGTGGGCACTCCCGGGACAACTCCTTCGACTACGCTGCTCTATCTCCAGGGTGTCACCAAGATCCTGGATGGAGCCAACTCGGATCCTCTGTGTGCTGTTCTGGATACCCTGGCGATGAGTACCATTGCCAATACATCGTCCACGCTGTTCAATCCCTCCGCAACCATCTCGGAGAACTACCGTAGAGGCCAGTTCGGTAGGGACCAGCTTGGGATTTCTGAGTGGTACTACGACCAGAACGTACCCACTCACACAACGGGTACGTTCACGGCTTCTACTCCTCTGACCAATGGTGCGGGTCAGAGTGGTTCGACGCTGATTACGGATGGTTGGGCGGCGGGTGCCAGTTCACTGAAGAAGGGCGACACGTTCACCATCGCCAACGTCTTCGGAGTGAACGGGCTCTCTTACGTCTCCACTGGAAGGCTTCAGCAGTTTGTGGTTACGGCGGACATCAGTGATACCGCCGGTGCCATGACCATTGCTATTTCCCCCTCGATCATTGCTACTGGTCCTCTCCAGACAGTCAATGCGCTTCCGGCGGACAACGCAGCTATTACGGTGTGGTCTGCGAACCCTGCCGGCGGAACACTGGCTACCACCGCGAGCAAGCAGTCACTCATCTTCAACGAGAACTTCGCAGCGTTCGTAATGGCGGATCTCGTTGACCCGGTGGGTGGTGCAAAGGCTACGTTCGCCCGGTCTCGGGATTGGGGTATCTCGATCCGCTTCGTTCAACAGTACCTCATTGGATCGGATCAGAATGGCAGTCGCCTTGACTGTCTGTTCGGAGCCGCTCCACTTCAGCCCCGGCTTGCTTGCCGAGTGGTCGGGTAAGGAGTAACCAATGGCACTCACTACCACAACCACTACTGCCGCAATCGCACTCAACGACAAGGTGATTTCGGTCACTTCCGCTACCGGGTTCGCCGCTGGTTCCCTGGTACTGGTCGATGTCGAACTCATGCAGGTCACCAAGGAGTATGTCTCCGGCCTTCAGATTCCTGTTCTGAGGGGTCAGGATGGTACGCAGCAGATCGCACACGTTGTCGGCACCAACGCAACCGTTGGAACGGGGACGGATTTTGCTACTCCCATCCCCGGAGGTATCGCACCGATCACCTATCCCCAGCAGAGGGGACGTGACGTGCGGTACTACGCTGCCGCTGGGGCGATCACAAACCCCGTCGGTGGGCGTGACATGCTGGCGATCATCATCGGTGCTGCAAAGGCAATGACACTCACCAGTCCTACCAAGGACATGGACGGGTCGGTCTTGACCATCGGTGGAGGTACGGCAGCAGCTCATACGGTGACTTACACCACAACCGGATTCGGCGGGGTCGGTGCGACTGCCGACGTGATGACGTTCAGCGCGACTCAGGCGCAGGCTTTCCAGTGCATCGCTATCAATGGTGTCTGGAACCTCCTGGGGCCGCTGGCAACCGCAACCGCATCTGTTTCCGGTCCGTCTCTCGCGTAAGGTTCAAGGGGGTGGGGCAACTCACCCCCTTACTTTCAGAGGTATGAATGTCTACAATCCTGATCAATCCGGGTTCTGTTTCTGCTATTGAGGAAGCCAAGCATGAACAGCACCAGACCCTCAAGACCTTGGGAGGCCTGAAGCCCGGGAATCCCTACGTCTACCGACCCTATCCGGCCATGCTCTACAAGGCTGATCATCTTCCGGGGAGTGGTAAGTGGGCAACGGCGATGGCTCCTCCGAGGAATTTTGGCTTCCAGTCTTCGGACGATTGGGACAGAGCTTGTCAGGAAGCGGCTCAGTTCACGAAGAATTGTCAGTTGATTGTGAACGATGCGACGGCGCACAAGAAGGCTCGCGAGGAAGGGTGGAGGGACACTCCTGACGAGGCGATGGAGTTCCGCGCCAAGCTCGACAAGATAATTGGCGATGCGGCTGCGGAGCGGAATTGGGAAGACCGCAGGATGACCGATAAAGCTAAGGCTGAATCGGATCAGATCCAGGCTGATACCTTCGGTCATATGCCGGAGATCCCTGCTCAGCCTATCAAGCGTAGGGGTGGAAGGCCCAAGGGAAGCAAGAACAAGCCCAAGGATGACACTGCCGCATGACTGTCAACGATATCGTTACGAAGGCGCTTCAAAGGCTCGGAGTTCTAGCCGAGGGGGAGGTGCCTTCGTATGATATGTCCAATGACGGGCTGATCGCTCTCAATTCCTTGATGGATCAGTGGGCCGCAGAGAGACTCCAAATCTTCACGGTGACTAGAACTACGTGGACCATCTCTGGAAGCATTCCGTACACTGTTGGAACCGGAGGGACGATCAACATTGCTAGACCGGTTTACATAGATCACGTCAACTTCATCGACACGGTACCTAATCCAGACATCGAATATTCGATGCAGCCGCTCACTGATGACGCCTTCGCGGCAGTCACGATCAAGGGCCTTACGAGTACCCTTCCGGTTTACTGGTACTACAACCCAACCTATCCGCTTGGGACGCTGACTCTCTATCCCATTCCTACTCAGAGCGGATTACAGGGGGTCATCTATGCTCCTACGGCGGTAACGGAGTTTGCGGCGCTGACGACTACGGTCAGCCTCCCTCCGGGTTACCGTAGGATGCTCATCAACAACCTTGCGATTGAACTGTCTTCGGACTACGAAAAGCCTGTTCCTCCGGGAGTAGCCAGAGCGGCGGCGGACAGTCTCGCAACAGTTAAGCGGGCCAACATTCACCCCCTAGACCTTAGCTTCGAGCCTGCATCTCTAGTGAGCACCAGTTATCCCAATTGGTCAATCCGGACCGGTCCATAAATGGGCGTTGCTGAGTGGCCCGGATTCTGCGGCGGGAGTTATCAGAACTTTAATCCTCTTGCGGATGATGAGAGATCGGTAAACTGGTTCCCAGAGAACATCCAGACGAACGCCGTCAACAAGATGGTCATGCATCCCACTCCAGGGGTGGAAGTCATTGGAAGCACCGCGACGGCAATAGCTCCAGGAACCAACCTGACTCCCGGGAAGGCTCATCTAGTTCAGAGTGGAAGGGAATTCGCGGTCATTGGAACGGGGTTCTACGAGATCAACGCCTCTGGAGCACCGACGTTCATAGACACCGTTGCTCTAGACGGGAACCCCGCGACCCTGAGCAGCAACGGTGAGGCTGGCGGTCAAATCATGATCACCAGCGGTGGAAACGTCGCTATCTACAACTTCCATAGCGGTGCTTTCACCAACATCCCCTCTCTAAACGGACTGGCGACGATGGGGGATTCTCTGGATGGTTACTTCATCATCCTCGATGCTGATACCTCCACCTGCTACTTTTCGGGTCTGAACGACGGACTGACCTGGACTACCGGAACAAACTTCTTCAAGCGGAGTCTGGCTCCAGATCCGTGGCTGTCCATGAAGGTGGTCAACCGGTACATCTGGCTCCTAGGCCAACTCACTTCCGAAGTCTGGTATAACGCCGGTACCTTCCCACTTCCGTTTGCTCCCTATGTGACTTCGGTCATGCCCTATGGATGCGTGGCTTCGTTCTCTACGGCAGTAGGGAACGGAGTCATCTCCTGGCTTGGGGCATCGAGATCCGGAGTCGGGCAGGTACTCCAGTCTACCGGGTTCTCTCCGACAGTGGTTTCCACCTATGCCCTCTCCAACGTTCTTAACGGTTACTCGAAGCTCGCTGATGCCATCGGTGACACCTATACCTCCCGGGGTCATACGTTTTACCTGCTCAGCTTCCCGGAACAGGACACCACGATTTGTTACGACTTCAACACTCAACTATGG